AAGAATATTTAGTATAAGAACAAATAACCTACCAAGATGGGCTTATAGAGTAGATGGAACGGAAAGTGGTAGTAATACAGGTAGTGATTTTGCTATTCGCCGTTACAATGATGCCGGTACTTTTGTTGATGCCCCATTAAGTATTAATCGTGCAACGGGACAATCTACTTTTGCAAAAAAAGTAGTTATTGAAAATAACACCGGTGACCAACAATTACAATTAGTAAGTTCAACCGCACCAAGTTTAAGAATAGATGATACACAAACCGGAGCAACAAAAAGAATCGGTATAGGACTTGCAACGGCAATAAATAATTTTATTCAGGGTGCTGCTAATAGGGATATGTGTATTTTTAATGGTAGCACTACTGCAAGTCCAATGTTATTTGGTATTTATGATGCCGGTACAACAAATACGCAAGAGGCAGCAAGAATATCGGCAGCAAGAAACTTTTTAATTGGTACTACAACAGACGCTGGGCAAAAATTACAAGTTAGTGGAGCGGGAAGATTTACGGGTTTATTAAGTGCAAATACTTTAGATATAACAACGGGTACAGGTACTTTTAATAATTTAGAAATTGATGGAACAAATAGAGCAATAAAAATTTGGGATAGTATAAGTGCGTACCAAACAAGATTAGCATTTACATCAGCTGGAAATGTTGGAATAGGTAATGCAAGCCCTACTGCACAACTACAAATTTCGGGAGATGGTATTGCACAAAATCTACTTCGATTAAATCATACGGGTTCAGGTACTAATGGTTTTTTAGATATAAGCGTATATGATACAAGAGCAGTAATATCTACAAATTATACAAGCACAAATATACCGCTTGAAATAAAAAGTTTAGGTAATACAAATCAATTATATTTATCAACAGCTGGAAATGTTTTAATAGGCAATTCAACTGACAACGGATTTAAACTTCAGGTTAATGGTAAAGCATATATTAGTGGAACGCAAAATAGTAATTTAATTTTAGACCAGACAAGCGGTGCTACTGGCGAAATAGATATAGCATTTACTAATTCGGGTGTTAGTGGTGGTTTAATTAGATACATTAATAGTGTTAATGGTACTACATTTGCTTTTTACAATTATCAATCTGGTAAATATATGGTAAACATGAAAGGTAATGGAGTTATAAATATGCCAAATTTACCTACAAGCAGTTCAGGATTAAGTGCTGGTGATATATGGAATAATGGAGGAGTTTTAAATATAGTATAAAAATAAAATAATATGAAACAAATACAACCATTAACCCTTTGGGTAAACGGACAACAAAAAACCGCTACACAATTTAGCTTAATTAGCATTAATGATAATTTATTAGATAGTGCTACATTTTATTGGCAATTATTAGATGCTGATGCATCTAAACTACAGGATGGTAATTTAACAATGGATGCTGCAGATTATGCAGTATGGAGTTCTGCACAGGATGTTAATCTAGCTGCTTATCAGTGGGCTGCATCAAAATTAAATATTACCTTAGTATAACTTTTTTAACCTTCAAACCTTACAAAAAATGGAACAACTAACAAACGAAAAAGCATTACAAATTATAAAAGAAGTAATGGATGCTGCAACAAAGGGTGGATTATTTCCTAACATGGATGCAACATTCTTAGCAGCCAATGCTTTTAATGTAATTTCAAGAGCAGTATTAAATAGTGAAAAAGTTGTACATGGACATTCAGATAGTAATTAGTGCATTTGCTTTTGTAGCAGTTGCTGGTGGATTTTATTATAGTACCAAAACTAGATTAGATAAAATAGAAATAGATTTATCTAGCTATAAAAATTCATCTACTGAAATAGTAGATAGATTAGCAAGAATAGAAACAAAATTAGATTTTGTAACTAAGAAATAAGATGTACAAGATTTCTTTATATACTAGAAAAAAAGCAAAAAAGCTAAATGTAATTGTATTACCTAGTGAAAAAAGAAATAAGAAAATTGATGTGTATGATATTTACGGCAATTTATTAGCTAGTGTAGGTGACATTAACTATTTAGATTATCCTAGCTATTTAAGATATTGCGGTAAAAAGATAGCAGAAGAAAGAAGAAAAGCATATAAGATAAGGCACGAAAAAGATAGACATATTAAAGGAAGTGCTGGATATTATGCAGACCAACTATTGTGGTAATTAAAAATAATTTTATGTTTAAAAATTGGAAAACAAGTTTATTCGGATTAGGTAGTATATTAACAGGAGTAGCAACCATATTTAAGGGTGATGCAGTTGCTGGAGTAACTGCAATCATTACAGGACTTGGTCTAGTAGTTGCTAAAGATTCAGAAACAATTAAATAATATGAATACAACTACAAAAGTAGTAGTTATATCAGCTATTGTATTATTATTACTAACTGCAAATATTAAAGAAGTGTCAGGAAGGGCTTTAGCATTAATCAAAAGATTTGAAGGTGAAAAATTAAGCAGTTATCAAGACCAAGCAGGTATATGGACAATAGGATGGGGTTCTATTTATCATCATGACCTTAAAAGAAAGGTACAAAAAGGTGATATAATAGATAAAGAAACTGCTCTAAGATGGCTAAGATTAGATGCTGCAGCATTTGCAGATAATGTAAAAAGATTAGTTAAAGTACCTATAAATCAAAATCAGTTAGATTCATTAACATCATTTAGTTATAATGTAGGTAATAATGCTTTTGCAAATTCTACATTATTAAGAAAATTAAATCAGGGAGCTTCTAAACAAGAAGTAGCTTTAGAATTTGCTAAATGGAATAAAGTAACTATTAATGGTGAAAAAGTTGTATCTAATGGATTAGTTAGAAGGCGAAAATTAGAGGCTGATTTATTCTTAAGTTAAGTAAGGTTTGATTGATAGTTGTTTATTGATGAAGAAAGCCCCCATTTAGGGGGCTTTTTCATTTAGGTATATTCGTTCTGCAAACTGCTTTGTTTCTTTATAGTACAGGTTAAAATAAGATGCATTTATGCTTTTGCAAAAATTAATAAAACTATTAATATTGCCAATATTTCGATATTTTCTAACTATAGTTTTATCTTCAAAAAAAACTATAGCCGTATATAGTATTTTACCCATTATAATAGTTCTATTTCTTTTTTAACATCTTGCCAATATTCTATATCAACAGGAACATACCATACAACACTTAATATCTCATCTACTGCTATTAAGGCAAATTGTTTTCCATAACCTTCAGTAATAGCTTTTGATATTCTAAACTTATCTACTAATTCCTTTGCCTTTTCTTTTGGTGTCATATTTATAGCTTTTTATCTTTTATACAAAAATACCTAACACCATCTTTAGTAATTGCCTTCAATTTTCGGGATATTACCAGCTTTGCTAGTGATTTTAAAACTACATAAGGTTCTAAATTACTTTCTAATTTAATAGCATCTAAAGAGGCTATTCTTTGTTTCTGAATTAAAATAAAAATTTTTTGGTGATTTGTCATATTTGTTTATATTTGTGATGAAAAAAGTTGATTATACCCCCCAAGTGGTTTAATTGTCAGTAAATGAAGCCCCCTATTTAAAAGTAGGGGGTTTTTTATTTGGTGCTAATTTAATAACTAGCAACAATAGCAAACAAATGGGTACTGCTATAAAGAAAAAATATAAGATTTTAATAATTTTCATATACTAAATGTTAAAAAAGTTGGTATTTATTTTCATGATTTTTTATTATCATCTTCTCATTAATCCATATCTTTAATAGCTGCTTTGCATAAGTAGTACTTTCTGCAGTCCTTTCCTTAATCTCATCAAGTATATCAGAATAAAGCATCGGGATAGTAACGATTTGACTGCAGATTCTTTTACTTTCCATTTTATCTAAATCAGATGCCTTTTTACCTGTAGGCTTTACACCATCATTATCTACTTGTTGAAATACTCCGTTAAAATTCATTAATGTTACAGGCTCAAAATCTATATCAGACCGCATAAATCTGCTAGTAAGTATATAAGTATTTTTTTCTTTGTCTTTTACTATATCCAGCGTGGATTGAGCAAACCTATCAGAATTTGCCCCAATATGCCCTGTAGTACTTAAATTAGATTTGGATTGATGCAAAACGCTAATAAGGAGAATATTATACTGCTTTGTTATTTTTTTTAACCATTTAGTAAGTAGTGAGGATTCGCGTTCATCATTATAATTTACTAATAAATCCAGCAAACCATCCACAATAATAACGCTGCAGTCAGTATTCAATTCTAAATACCTTTCAATCATTTTTCTAATTATACCCGAACCATCTTCACGAACTTGATAAGCATTAAAATAATCAGGTAAAGTAATAAGACCTGAAAATGATTTTATTTTTTTAAGATTCATATAAAAATCATAATCAGAACTTTCAGTATCAAATAAACATATCTTTCTTCTATCAGTAGGAAAATTAATTTTCATACTAAATATTTCATGATGAATTAAACTTGATGCAATAGCCCCCATCAGGTAGCTGCTTTTACCTGCTTTGGGCAACCCTGAGAAGATGCAAAAGTTAGACAATGAGCCAACCAACCTTCCCCCAATAGACAGGATTTTATCCTCTTTATTGGGTTCATAATTGGGGTTATATTTTCTAGCTTCAAGTAGTTCATCAATGGAAAGTGGTTTTTTGTCAGTTATTTGTTCCATTTAGATATTTTGAAGTATAGCACAAAGTAGAAAGGCTATTAATATAGCTATTAAAGCCTGTAGGTTTTTATTGTATAATAGTTGAAATATTATCTTTTTCATCTTGTAAATCATTTAATTTATCAAAATAAGTATCAGCCATAATCATAGCATATCGCATATCATCTTCTAAGGTATCTTCTGAATTTCTTACATTTTGTGCATACATAGTTAAAACTACATATTCATATTTTGTAAATCCTGAAATAGGGCTAAAGAATCTACCTAAAGAATCCTGCATTGGCATACATGGTTGTGCAGGTGCATTTTTTTCTATTTTCATATCGAATAATTTGTTTTTAATTTTAAACGAATAGTAATACCACCCGTTCTATTTTCAGAAATATCAGTAATTAGTTCACGCATAATATAAACTTCATCCGAAGTAATTTCAATAGTTCTAATTACTTCACCTGTAGTATCAGTAATATCTAATAAAAAAAAGTTTTCGATTATTTTATTTTGATTTTTCATATCAATTCTAATTTAAAGTTAAGTGTTTGAATGTCGTTTAAATAATGATTTGCAGAATCTTCCAGCAACTGCCTAATTTCTTGCTGCAGGTTAAATGGTACATTTGACTGCTCCATGCAAACAAAATGATTTTTACCTGCTTTGTCTTTAGCATCAAAATAAATTCGTACCCCAATTATTTCAGGGTAATTCAAAACACTCTCTAAAAAATTGATTTTTTCTTGTATTGCTTTAATTTCCAGCAATACCTTTTCGGTAGGATTGTGTGGCATAAAAAATATTTTAATTGTCAGTTAATAACTGCAAATTAAAAAAAGATTTTAATCTGCCAAATATTTTTTAAAATACCCTGTATTTTATTTTAAAATAAAGGTGAAAAAAGTATGATTTAATCATTACTTTGAAGTTATTTTAGACCGCCTACAGCGGTGCTAAAATAACTTTTATCTGCGATAATAAGACACATAATGATAAATTTTTTTGCACAAAATGAAAAAAAGTTGAAAAATGGGTAAAATTGAGCCATTTTATTGGTTTTTTTAGTATTTTTGACTATATGAAAAATGCTTTTTGGATTATACCTGCAGCCATTTTAGTATGGATAGGTATCAAAAAATATAATCTATCTAAATCTTATACCTTAAACTTTAAGCGTATAAATTTATCAGATATATCATTTTCTAATCCTGTAGTAAATATTGTATATGAAATAATAAATCCAACTCAGACAACGGCTAATGTGCAAAATGTTACTGGAGCCTTATTTTATAATGGAATTTTTATAGGTAATATTGTTGATTTTAAACAATTTACTATAAATCAGGGTGCAACTGAATTTAAAATTACTGCTAAAATTGATTATATTGGATTATCAAAATTAGTTTTGAATATGTCTAATAAATTTCAAATTTATTTTGATGGTAAAATAACTATTGATTATATTGATTTTCCTTTACAATTTACTTATCAAAAATGATGTTAATAGATAAAAGAACTTTAGCTGGAAAATTAAGCCCATTTATTAATGAGCAAAGAGTTATTGTAGATAATCAGGGAGTTAATGATATTATATCAGGAATGTTAAATACACATGATAGATATAAGGGAGAATATGATAAGATTTATAAATATTTTGAAGGTACAACTATAGAGCAAACCTGCAGAAATATTTGGAACTTTTTGAAACAAAATGTACCCTACGGAATCGAATCTGAAAACTACCAATATTTAAAATCACCATCTAGTATTTTAAATACAAAAAATTCTGATTGTAAAAGTTATGCATTATTCAGTGCAGGTTGCATGTCGGCACTTCAGCGTAATACAGGTGCAGATATTGATGTAACTTTTAGATATGCTTCTTATGACCCATTTGATAATACACCTGAACATACTTTTTGTGTAGTAAAAGAAGGTAATAAAGAGTATTGGATTGACCCTGTTTTAAATAAATTTAATCAAAGGAAAGAACCATATTCATATATAAATAAAAAATTAAAAAAAGATAACATGGCACTAATTGCATTAGCAGGTATTAATCAAAATAAACAAGTAGGAAAAATAGATTGGAATAACATTTTTGGTAATGTTATTTCTGCAGCTCCTAGCATTATTAGAGAATCTAGAGGTACAGGCAGTGGATATACCCCATCGGGTTTTCCAATGACTACAGGAACACCATATACACCACCACCACCACCACAACAAGGAATTAGTACAAATACTATTTTATTAATTGGCGGTGCAGCAGTAGTAGCTTATTTATTATTTAAAAAGAAATAATGTATAATTATTATAATAGGAAAAATAGAATAGGTATTGCTCCAGCAGCAGCAGCAGCAGCAGCAGCTACTGCTCCCATTAGTTTACCAGCATTAGCAATAAGTGCTGCATTATCTGCTATACCTGCTATAATTACTGCAATAAGAAGAAATAATATGCCAAATCCAAATGATTGGCAGGGATGGAACGCACAAGATGCTAGATTACGTTACCCTTATGGTACAAGTGTTATAAATTGGATTATAAATGATGGTGATTCTATACAAAATGAAGCATTAAATATTTTACAATGGATTCAAACTTATGGATTAAAACCTGTATTAGAATATAATAGCCATTTTAATAGACAAATAACCTTACAGGATTTAATTAATAAATTGAATAGAGGCGGTTATACAGGTGAAGCAAGACAATTTCAAGAAATTTTGGATTCTCAAAATAAACAACTTTCTTCACCTTCAACTACTAAAAAAGCAGGATTAAATATGTTTTTAACTATTGCTTTAGTAGGTGCAGGTATATTTTTATTAATAAAACAAAAAAAGAAATAACATGACTGCAGCACAAAAAGCAGCTAGAGTAAAATTTAATAAAGCTATAGCTATTAGAAAAAAAACAGGATGTACTTTAAAAGAGGCTTTTGCACAAGTTTATGGTAAAAAAGTAGGTGCAGTAAAAAAGAAATCTGCTAAAAAATCTGCTCCTAAAAAGAAAGCAGTAAAAAAAGATAGTTACCATAAAGATACAAAAAGCCACAATGTTAATATTAGAGTAGTATCAGGAGTAAAGAAAAAAGCAGCAAAGAAAAAAGTAGCTGGTACCTTAAGATTATCTAAAGGCGAATCTAGGCTTGGTCTAGTTAAGAAAGAGCCTAAAAAATTAGGATTAGCAGAACAAATAGGTAAAATTAAAATGGGAAGTGTATTTACTTACTATAAAGGATTTAGTATTGAAAGGATGCTAATAACTATAAAAGATAAAAAGAAAAAACTTCCTGTATTTATAGTACATGAGTTAGGTAATACATATAAAACTTTAGCACAAGCAAAAGCTGCAATTAATTTTTTAGGTAGATAATGGCAAACAAAATAATAGATATTAATCCATTTTCAAGAGGTAAGGCATCTACTGCAAATACTAGATATTTAAAAGGAGATGCTCAATTATATCTTAATGACTATAAGCCATTAAGAAAACCTGTATTAAGTTTAATACCTAAAGTTTTTAAAAGTGTAGCTATTGATAAGGTCGCTGAATTAGTTATTAAGCAATATAAATTTAGAGGAATAGAATTTGGAAACTGGGTTAATCAGCGTAGAAGGATTGATTTTTGTTTAAATTTATATACTGCTTTATATGATTTAAATAAAGTATTAAAGTTTAATAATAATATAGGTATTAATAACACTATTAGTATTGCAGATGGTGCTAGAGGTTCAAAGGGTGCTTTGGCACATTATGAGCCTGTTAATAATGTAATTAATTTAAGTAGAGATAGAAGGCTTGATAAACAAGATTCATGGGGTTATAATGAAAATTATACAGAATATAAAAAAACGCAAAAATATTTTAGAGAGCATTTGTCAGGTTATGGTTCTTTTGCCCATGAATATGGTCATGCATTAGATTATATTATGGCTGAAAAATATACAAATAGATATTCTGCATTATCAGGTGGTAGAAGTGTTTTAACTAATCCTAATTATAAAACTGCTTACAATAATTTTCTTAATGATTTAAAGACAGGTAATACTGAATTAGAAAAAAAATTTAGGGATTGTTTTGAGCCTTTATTGTTTAGAAACGGCAAACCGACATCTTTTTATATAGGTGTTTATGCTTTGGCTTTACAAAAAGGTACTTATTGGAGCAGGTTAAATGAAATTTGGGCTAGAACTTTTGAAGTTTATGTAGCTTATAAGCTATCAAAACAGGGAATAATTAATAAATTTCTTATAAAAGATGGTAAAGGAAAGTATAGGGATGAATTAGGTTCTCAATCATTTGCTAGAGCATATCCATCATTTGGTGAAATTGCTAAAATTTCAAAGAAAATAGATGCATTTATAGCTGAAATAGCTAAAAAAATATAAATAAAAAATCTTAATTTTACACTAATAAAAAAAAAACAAAATGGCAAGAAGAAAAAAACAAGTGAAACGCAGAAGTACACGCAGACGCATGGGTGCTACTAAAGGCGGTTTAATGTCTGCTTTATATTTAGTGGGCGGTGCAGCGATTGCACAAGGTGTTACTAAATTAGTAGATAGAGCTATGGCAAGTAGTTCAATGTCTGACATGACTAAAAAAGCAATTTCAGGTGCAGCTCCTATTGTTGCTGGTTACTTTACCCCTAAATTTATTAAGGGTGATGTAGGTATGAAATTAGGTGCAGGTATGATTGCAGTAGGTGGATTGAAGTTAGTTCAATCTGCAGGAGTTCTTTCAGGTATTGGTGCTATGAATTATTATAGCAATAAGCCTGTATCAACTATTGCTGGATATCAAGGTGCATCTGCAGGTACTTATATTGCAGGTATCAAAAATGCAGCTACATTAGAGCAGTGTTAATTTAACTTTTTTCACATTTAATAATAATTAAAAACATAAAGAATATGAGTTTTAGTTCTCAAATCGGCTCAAGATTAGTGTTTGAAAATTCAAGAACACTTATTGAGCAATTAGGTTATGATGCAAGTCACGCAGTATTAACCCCTTCTTTTTTACGCAGTGAAGTACTTTTAACAACAAGTGCTGCATCTTATCGTGTACCTGTTTTGGTTAATGATAACCAAAATGGTAACCCAACCGTTCGTGAACAACGTCTGGCACTCCAAGACCTGTTTATTGTTAGCCAAATTCAGATTTTTTTGGTTAGCGGTGCAGCTACAAATGGTGCAGCTAAATTTTATAGCTACCCTAACTTAACTGCTTTCCCTACAGGAGCAGCACAATTATACAATTTGTATAATGGTTACTTTAACGTACAAGTTAATAACCAAAACGTACTACCTAAATGGAGTATTGGTCAGCATTATGTTGTAAACCAAACACAACAAAATACAAACTTTAACGTAGCATCAGTTACATCACCAGCACAATTTGCTATTGATGAATATAGTGCTGAATCAGATGGTAACATTGTTTGCGAACCAAACTTTGTACTAAATGGTGCATCTAATATTAATGCAAGTTTAATTTTACCTGCAGCTCCTTCTGCTCTTGATTCTAATACTTATGTAGCAGTAAGATTTTCAGGAATTTTAGCTCAGAACTGCACTAGCGTTAAGTAAAAAATATGCATGGTACGCTTATGAATACCCCTTTGGCGGTTGCAGGTCAAACCGCCATTATTTTATTATATTAAAACGTAAATAATGACTTTAGAAAGATTTGAAGCAGTTGAAATACCTGTACCATCAGGTAGTACTTTAACTCGCTTTTATTTTAATGATTTGCCAAATTTGCGTAATGCCAAAATTACCAGCGTACAAGTTTATACAACTGATACTATTTCTGCAACTCCATTAACAGGTGCTACTCCTGTAACTATTGCAGATTTAAAAAAATCGTTTTTAACTTTATATGAAGGTGATTTGCAGTTAATTTATAACATCCCAATGTTATCTTTTAACAATTTTGCACAAAATGCTACAACATCTGCAGCATATGTGTTTCAATTACCGCAGGTTGATGGTATTACAATTTCATGGGTAAAATCATATATTTCACTACCAAGTGCTTTGGCAACTACAGGAACCACATATAGCTTTGGTGTGTATTATCATTTTTAAAAAATTAGTATCATGGCAGTCAATAAAGCACAGGCTACAGGTACTCGCAGAATTATGGAGTGGTTTGATAGAAATGCAACCACTCCATATTTTTCGGTATGGAGCAATACAACCCCATCTAAAAAAGAATTAAATTTTGGATGGTACGAAGAAGATTTAGAAGCAGGTAGAAATAAATTAGAGAATGATTTAGATGCACTAGAACAAAATGGTGTAAATGAATTATATACTATTTTATTACATCAGAAGAAAAATAAAGATGGTTATATCACTTTAGATACTCCGTATTATGCATCATTAAAGTTTAGAGCTGCAGAATTAGAGCAGCCTATGGTAATGCCTATGCAACATATTGCAGGTATGAGTTCAAACCATCGTCTAGAATCAGTATTAGAAAAAATGATGGAAACACAAAACATGATTTTGACTAAATTGAGTGCAGATGAATTTGATGAAGAAGAAGATGATAATGATGAAAATGATATGATAGGTGGACTTATGAAAAATCCTGAAATTCAAGCTATGATAATGGGGGGAATAGGTAAAATATTTAATTTAGCAGGTGAAAAACCTGTAGCAGTTGCTGGAGTAACTGAATTGAATGAGGATGAAGTATTTACTATTGTTAATTCGCTAATGGATAAGGGGGTAACTATTGAGCATTTAAGAAAGCTAAATGAAATGTCCAGCGTAAAATTAAGTTCTCTATTATTAATGTTATAAACTTTTTTCACCTTTAATATATGCCTAGAAAAAATCCAATATTAACTGCAAGTACTGAAAAAGTAGTTACTTATGCTATAGGTGCAGGTATTACCTATTTTTTAATAGTTAAGCCTGTATTGGTAAAATTAGGTATTTTAAAAAGTGCTGCAGAAATAAAACAGGAAAGAGTAAATGCTGGAAACGTAGATACATATATTGCAGATACTTTAAGAGTGCAAACTCCTACTAAATCAGTAGGTGAATGGACTATTATAGCAGATAAGATTTATGAAGATTTAAAATTTAGTGCAATATCTGATGATAAAAAGGATGCTGGATATCAAGTTACAAGAGTAAAAAATGATGCAGATATAGCCGTTTTGTACAAGGCATTTGGTAAAAGGCAGGAATATTACTTTGGTGTGCCTTATGGGGGATTAAGAGATTTAATGTCATTTATAACCTCTAATTTATCTAGTGATGCAATAGCAACCATTAACGATAATTATAGAAGAAAAAATATAAAATTTAGATTTTAATGGATAAGATTAAAACAATAGCAGCATTAGGATTAGGGATTCTACTTTTTTCATCCTTTAGAAAAAAAGGTACTCCTACATCTAGTAGAGGGTATATTATACCTTCTAATTTACCTACAGGTGTTAAGTTAGTTTATAGCAAAGTAGGCACTATAGTATATGATAGGAATTTTAACGAAATATATACCTATGAAAATCCAAACTTTGGATTAGCAGTTACAGGTACAAAAGGGTATGAAATGTACTCCGTTGTAATTGGTAATGATTTTCTAAATGGTATTCAGGGTTTTGTATTTAAAAAAGATGTAACTGAATAATATGAAAACTAATAAAAATTTAATGCTATTATTAGCTGCAGGTGCAGCTTATTGGTATTTTGCTATATATCTAAAAAAGAAAAAATCAGGTTTACCACCTAATAGGAGTGATATAGTTATCAAAGAGGATTTAAATGCTCCTTTAACTCCTGAGTATATACCTGTACAACAAAGATTGCAGCCACTAGCTTATCAATCTGATGTAGTTTCTGAAAGCAATGATGTTTATAATGTTAAATATACAATGTCTGGTTATAAAAGATTAGGCAGGGTACCAAATACAATTTAATTATGCAACAAGTAAATATAACCGCACTTAAATATGAAGTTGATTTTTATCAAGTTGATGTTAGTCAATATGTAGGCGGTGAACCATTTAACGCAATTACTTTTATCAATTATGGCACTAGCGTGGTAAGAATTGAAAATGTAACATTGCAACCAAATCAGCAATTTGAAATACCAGCTAATGCAGGTGAAGTAAGTACACAAAGATTTTTTGTGAACTTTGGTAGCAGCACTACAGGTAATAATTTGACAATAGTTAGTAAAAGATATTTAAACTTATAATAAATGAAATTAGGGGTAACATTAGATATATTAAATCAAAAAGATACTCCTGCATTTTATGCAGATACTTTAGCCAATAGACCTGCTGCAGGTTTTACAGGTAGAGTATTTATTTCAACTGATACTTTAGATTTATATAGAGATACAGGTACTACATGGGTGCTATTAAGCCCATCTAGTACAGGAACAATAACAGGAACGGGAACTGCTGGAACTATACCATTATGGAATGGTGCTACTACTATTGGAAATAGTGATTTGAGGCAATTAAGTTCAGAAGCACTTATATTAAATTCTGCAACTGATGATTGGCCTAGCAGTAATTTTTCAAATGACCCTGGAAGATTTTTAATAACAAGTGCAATAAATAATCCACTTTTAGTTTTATGGGGTAAAAGTGCATTTGGAAGTGGTGATGAGCAGGGTTCACTTGCATTAGGTAATGTTTCAGCTCTTGGCTCTACTAATTTTGGTGGAGCTATTTTAGATGGTTCAATCGAAAATGGAACAGATGGCTCAGGACAATTAACAATCAAAACTACTAATAGTGCCGGTAGTGAAACATTAGCTTTAAAAATAGATAGTACACAAAAAAGTACCTTTTATAATGATATTATTTTAAGTAGTGGCGCAACTACAAAGCGTTTAATATTAGATGCAGATGTAAACGTAGCAAGAATATTTAGTATAAGAACAAATAACCTACCAAGATGGGCTTATAGAGTAGATGGAACGGAAAGTGGTAGTAATACAGGTAGTG